AGCTCAAGTATTAAGAGATATGGGTGTTAAGTTATACCAAAACAACTTTAGCTCAACTGACTTATATTCAGCATTCTTAGGATTTACAGACTCAGGAAGTTTATTCCCTTTCCCGTATATGACAGGGTCTGTGGAAACTGGTGGTTTATTAGATACACCTCAAGGATATGAATATATTACAAATTTCATATCATCTAGTGACGAGGCTATACCATTAGACGACATAAATAAGCGCATTTACAAGCGTATCTATCATAACCTACCATACTTATTGAAGGCAAAAGGTACCGTCACAGGTCTGCGTACTTTAATTACTTCATATGGTATTCCGGATACAATTTTACGTATTAGTGAATTTGGGGGTAAAGATAAGATCAATACAAACGATTGGGATTTATGGCAACATCAATATAATTTCCAATACGATACTAATGATGATGGAAATGTACAATCCCCTTGGGTCCCAAACCCAGACTGGGAAGTAGTAGTACCACAAACAGTTCAATTTAGATTTAAAGCTCCAAAATCCGGAAGTAATGCTGTAGATAATGCTGTAGATAATCCTCAACAAGTACTTTGGAGTTTAGATGTAAACCCAAATATAGCTATAGGTTTAGATTATTTTGGAGATGGATTTACATCAGGTTCTTATTCTGGTTCAGTCCCTTCTCAATCATTAGAATATGCTAACTTAGTTTTTACAACAGATGATTTTAATACTACCTCTAGTGTATATTTACCTTTCTTTAATGGGGAATGGTGGTCTGTAATGTTAACTAAAGAAAATGATACTTTTACATTATATGCTGGTGATAACATTTATCATGGGAATGATGGTTCCCAAATAGGTTTTATAGCATCTGCCTCAGATACTTTTGTAGGTACTGATTGGGATAATGCTACAAATTCCTTCTTCCCAAGTGATACTAGAAACCCAGTAGCATCTTATTCAGCATTCTCAGGTTCATACCAAGAAATTAGGTATTTTAACCAAGCGATTTCCCAAAGTGTGTTTAAGGATTATGTAATGAATCCCCAATCAACTGAAGGTAATAGTGTAAATGGATCTGAAACCCAATTATTATTTAGAGCTTCGTTAGGTGGAGAATTATATACTGGATCTGAATCAATCCATCCAAAATACTCTTCAAATCCTTCTCAATCTTCATTCCCAAGTAGCAATTCAAGTTTTAATATTAATAATGGTAGCTTTAATACAAATCGCGAATGGATATTCTACGATTCACCCCCAGTAGGAATAAAGAATAGAAATACAGATAAGATTAAGCGTCAAGGTTTAATTTTACCTGAAGGAAATACTTTATCTAATCAAATTTCAATTCAACAATCATCTTTTACTACTAATGATTATACTAATAATCTTAACTTGTTAGAGGTAGCATTTTCACCACAAAATGAAATTAATGATGATATTATTAATCAAATTGGTTTCTTTAATGTAGGTGATTATATAGGTGATCCAAGATTAATATCTTCAAGTGCTAACACATACCCTTCACTAGTTGACTTATCTAAAGAATATTTTGAAAAATATACATCTAGTTACGATGTTTATGATTACATTAGATTAATCAAATTTTTCGATAATTCATTATTTAAGATGGTTAAAGATTATGTTCCTGTAAGAACTGGTCTAGCATCGGGTATTGTAGTTAAACAACATATTTTAGAGAGACAAAAATACCCTACACCACAACCAAACCCAACTACAACTATAGCTATAGCTCATACTACGGGTTCTACATCTGGTCCTTCTTATCAACAAATTCCTGAAAATAAAAAAGATTTAACTATTACAGGTTCAATTGGTTCTACTCCTTCTTTACTCGATGGTGCTAGATATTACGAAGCAACAACTGATTTTGAATCAAATCCAATAATAACTGTAGAAGGTGGAGCTGGTGGTTCTGTAAATGATTTAAATGTACCTGTAGGGTATTTTAGAGTACTCAATACTGGTATTGGTTTTCTAGATATTTCATCTACTTATAGAGTTTTATTCCAAGATTCATTTTGGGGTGGAACATTAACTAATAATACACCTTCATCAAATGGTATTAATATTTCCCCTAAGGGTGTAGGTAGTAATGGAAGATTTACTATAGATTTTAATTATACTTTTAAAGGTGATATAAATATTGAAGTTAGTAATAGAGATAATGATGAGACTTTTACTGTAGATTTAGTTGAAGATTCAAGTAATGATGTAGTAAGTACTATTACTCAATTTTGCCCACAAATGGGTGTTGGAGAGTTTAATAATTTAGTATTAACTAATTGTATCTTTGAAAAAGGTAAAACTTATTACTTTAGAATTAAATCTAATAGTGGGAGTGCTAGATTAAGACAAGCTATTAAGGTATCATTTACCCAACTAGACGCTCCTGAAATTTTTAGATCAGGTCAAATGTATAGCGAGGTAATTAAAACCCCATTAGGAGATGTTACTGAAACTGTATCTAATAGTCATGAATTCTATGATGGTGAATATAGCGGTTCAGATTATGTAGTAACTGATGGTGAATTAAACACCGAATGTGATACATTTAAAAAAGCTGATACAACAGAAATTCAATATTATTTATCTTCTTCTGTACCTGAAAATACATCCAACTTCATCAATACCCCTGGAACAGGAGCCGCTTACACAATGATGGATAGTGGTACTAATGATGGTTTAAAAATATATTTACAATGGGCTTTTGATAGAAAAGAAGCTGCAGGTTTTGGTACCCAAGCAGATGACTACTATTGGAATGTAGTTGGATTCGCAATTAAAATCCCAGAATCAGCTAATGCTGTAGAAGTAGAAGATTATATTACATCATTAAAAAAACTTAAACTTCTAGATGTTAATTTTATAGGTTCGGATGTTACAGGATTGACTGGTTGGTCAAGTATTTCCAATAAAACATTTACAAATGCTGTAGACCCTATTTTAATACCAAAATCATTTAGAAGATACGATGCTTATTCAAATTCTGGTAGATTTATTTATGTTGAGACTCAACCATCAGAGATGGAGTTTAGTCTTAGATTAAATACATTATTCGGTACTGAAGGTGATTTATATAATTTTAATATAGCTTCTAAAGGTTTAATAAATACAGTATTTGAACCCTTTGTTCCTCAAACATTCCAAAATAGTGATTGTAACCCATTAATAAATAATGCTACTGATGTTACACCGTCTACAATATATTATGATGTAGATTACGCTAATAATCCTAATATAGCAGTTAATTTTGATGCTATCCTAGCAGGTTCATCCCCTAAAGCAAAAATTCAAGATTATAACTATTTTGCTCGTAGAAGTATAATTCCACGCTATAGTGGAAGTAAAAATGAATCTAATAATTACAATGTTTTAGATGGTGCTATTGATGCTACCCAAGCTTTATTTGGTTATTTTAATTGGGTAGGTGGTACCTCACCTGAATGGGGTAATGGTTTAGAAGATCGTAGTGTAGCTAATTTAAGATTTCTTTTAGACGTTAATGGTAAAATTATTAAACCAATAGCTGATTCTCAAGGTGTAAACCAAGGTATAGTTGAAAATAACTTTACAGAAGGTAAAATTGCTACATTAGCATTTGATGATGAAGTAGGTTCTTCAGCAGCATTCTCTAATTTACTAGGAGATCATACAATTTTTAAAAGTGGTAAAGATATTACTCCAATTGTATATTCTCAAACCGCAAGTATTGCTCCTAATGCTCCTGGTGGTTATACAAGTTCATTATTCTTTGTTCAAGGTGATCAACAAGAAGATTCAGCAATAGGTGATTATAGATTAACAGCATTCTCTAACGGATCCCAACTTTTAGATAGTGCTAAAACAGTACAATTTGGGTTCCAACAATATTTAGGTAGTTTAGGAACATTTACTGGTACAAATACAACTTATTCAACCCAAACTACTGCACCTAATACTGTAGGGGTAACACTAGAATTTAAAGCTAAACTTGAACCTGAATTTAATACCCCAGGTGCTACTGTTACTTTCCAATGGAAGAAAAATTCTACTCTAGTAGGAGGTACAGTTCAAGTAGATTTCGGTAATTCAAATGCTGTGTTCTTATCATATACTGATAATAATGTAGTAAATACTGATACTTTTAAATTAGAAGCAACTTCTGTTACCTATGGTCAAGGTGCTGCACCTTCACTTTCAAATAACTCATTCTTTAAAGCAATCCAAACACCACCCCCAGGATTAGGTGCTGTAAACGATGGTCAATATTGGGAAAAATTAGGGATAATCGGATCAGCTGGAGCAGCACAATTCAAACCTTTAAACCTTCTCCCAGTATATGGTCAAAAGCAAGAAGATATTTCTGGTAGTGGGTTCTTTGGTATTACAAATGATTTTATACTTCAAGTTGGAGATGAAATTAGATTCCAAGGTACTGAAACTCAAACCTATAAAATTATAGCAGTAGATAATTTAAATTCACCTCCAATTTTCACAGTAGATAGAAAAATTAATCTTACTAATGATGAAATGGATTGGTTCCTAGTCAGAAGATATGTAGATAATCCTGCTAATATTATTCTAGAAGTAGACAAATCAGCTGGAGGTACCTCACCAGGTATTTTAAAACCACAATACTTATCTAGAAATGCTGAAGATAATATTGATACCATTTTAGAACAATTAAGACGAGATGCGTTAATTTAAACTATAATTTGGCGTAAAATTAAAACTAACATATATTTATAATAAATCAAACATTAGAAAATGGGATATTTAAATAATTCAGTAGTAACAGTTGATGCTATCCTTACAACAAGAGGAAGACAACTGTTAGCTCAAAATGACGGTTCATTCGTAATCACTCAATTTGCACTAGCAGATGATGAGATTGATTATACATTGTATAACCCAACTCACCCCTCAGGCTCAGCTTACTACGGTCAAGCAATTGAAGGTATGCCGTTATTGGAAGCATTTCCAAACGAGACTCAAGTCATGAAGTACAAGTTAACTACTTTACCTCGTGGTACTGCTAAGATGCCAATCTTAGATGTAGGTTACACTTCAATTGTAATTAAACAAGGTGCTTCATTAGCAATTACTCCTCAAACATTAAATTACTTAGGTGGTAACCAATCAGAAACTTCTGGTTATACTGCTACAATTTCTGATGTTAGATTAACTAGTACATTTAATGGTGTAGGTATTAATACAGCAGACGCAACTGCTCTTAACACTTCAAATACTACATTAGGTACTAATGTATCTAAAACAGTAGTAGGTACTACTATTAATATTACAGCAACTACAGTTAACACGTTATTTGGTTCAAATACTCAACTTCAAGCTACTTTAGTAATTGAAGGTAGAGACTCAGGAGCAAGAATTCAGGTACCAGTAACAGTAACTAAAGTATCCTAAAACTTAGATTATGTCATTTAAAGCATTCGAACAAGACGATTTTGTAGTATCAGCTGATAGTATCACTGCTGGTTTATTTACAGGCAATGAACCTACACTTACTACATTTATCACATCATCTACACAAGTAGCATCTTCTAATGGAGATTATTATATTAACGTATTCAACTCCTCTTCATTAACAGATATCCAATTTGCAATTGCTTATGGTGATGTAGATGGTAGTGGTTCTGTAGAATATGATAGTGCAGTAACAGGAAAATCACCTTCATCTACTAGTTATGGTCAATATCGTACTTTAGTATTAGGAGATGAAAATGCCGAATTTACATTTGGAGGTGAAATATCACCAAACTTTTATGCAGTTTCTATTGATAGAAATAGATATAAAGGAGGTTTATTCCCAGGATCTACTACTTTAAAATTAACAGTAGGTGCTAATGATTTATATCTTACAGATAATTCTCAAGTTACAACAACAGTAGAATTTAATGATGCAGGTAGAGTATTCCAATTAGTATCAGGTTCTGCAGGTGTTGTAAGTTCTGCTTCACCAGGTGAAAATGGTTATTCACTTTCAGGTTCATACGGTTTATTCTTACCAGATATTGCTACTTATATCTTAAACCCCTCAGCATTAGATGCTAATGTTGCAAATGGTGGTATTTTATTAGGTACAACTAGAGGTGATAATGTTGATAGTGAAAATGCTGGTAGATTATACGATGCTACTGTAGACGGTGCTTCATTTACAGCTAATTCAGAAGAAACAATTACTTCCGATTTTATCTTTGTAAGACCTAGAAGTTCAGAATTTAACTATTCAGAAAACCCATCATTCATCTCAGGTTCAACTGGTGAAGTATTATATAGCTCGTTTATTAATAACCCAACTACTTATGTAACTACAGTAGGTTTATATAATAATGCTAGTGAATTATTAGCAGTAGCTAAATTATCAACTCCTTTAGAGAAAGACTTTACAAAGGAAGCTCTTATTAGAGTTAAGTTAGACTTCTAAAATGAATGGCAGCCTACAAACAATTTTTATCATCTGATGTAATAGTTACCCCATTTGAGGTTAACAAGGGCTTTACTTTCCTTGCTTCTGAATTTACTGATAGTAATGTTGATATAGATAGATTTGAAGGAGTAAATAATACTTTTTTAAATAATATATCTAAAACGGGTAACAATAATAACCAGTATAAAGTATTAATATATAGTTCTGTTAAAGAATTATATTATTCCAACTTTACAACCTCTAGTTATGGTTCAGAACCAGTTTCAGCATCATTACTCCCAGGAGAAACCCCTGAAGGTAATGTACTTAGGGGTCCTTCTAACTCTGTAGGTAGATATGAAAACTATCTCCAATCTACATTAACCCAATCTAGATTTATCCCTACAGGCTCTGGAGATAGGATTGCAGCATTTTCAGTCCCATCACGTTTATTTGGAGATTATATTCAACCTGATTCATTTATTTGGGAAGATAATACTAATAATGTTACTTTTACTGATGATGGTGAAGGTAATCTTATTTCAGGTAGCACAGTAGTAGGTAATCTTATTTATCCTCATGGAATGGCAGTTATTACTAACCAAGATTTTACAATGGCTAACTTAGTTAGTGCTACAAATGTAACCTGTTCATTCTCTAGTTCATATGAAATATTTGAAACACAATATAAAGCTACAGTAAACGAATTTGAATATAATTTCTCACAAAACCCATCTATTATTTCAGGTTCAACAGATGGTTCAGTATATGATTTTACAACAGGTAGTTTTTTCCAACCATACGCTACTACAATAGGATTATATAATGAGGCTCAAGAATTACTAGCAGTAGGTAAATTAGCTCAACCTTATCCCCTTTCTCGTACTACTGATACGACATTCTACATTAATATAGATAGATAAAATTATGAATTGGTTATACAAAGGCGAGGAAATGACCTCATTAGAGGATTTCCCTACCTCAACATTCGGTTTCGTATATAGAATTACTCACACCCCAAGTGGTAAAGCTTATATAGGAAAAAAATTCGTTAAATTTACTCGTAAAGCTAAATTAACTAAAAAAGATTTAGCATTATATGAAGGTACTAAAGGTAGAAAACCATCATATAAACAAATAGTAAAAGAAAGCGATTGGCAAACCTACTGGGGTTCAAATAAAATTTTAACTAATTTATTAGAGAACGAACCAATAGAGAATTTCAAACGTGAAATCTTAACTTTGGCTACTTCAAAAAAGTTATTAACTTACGAGGAGACAAAAGCACAGTTTATCTACGAGGTACTAGAAAACCCAAATGATTTCTTCAACGATAACATACTTGGGAAGTTCTTCACAAAAGATTTTGAATCGCAAAAATAGGGTTGTATATT